AAGTATTGCGCAAATACGAGGAGTTGCGATAATGAAGTTTGCAGCACCGCGACGATTGCGAATAGCAACACGATTTGCTTCAACGACTAATCTGTTGTAGAAATCACGAGCGCGTTCACCACTCCAGCGAGCGTCTGCTTTAGAAGCGTCCCAGATACTGTATCCTTGATTAGAACCTGCATTCAAGCAGGTTTGAATCATACGCATAATCATTTCACGGTCGATTTCTGCTTGAATTTCGTAACTCATTGCGTTAGTCAATTCAGAATCGATATCAATACCGTTCATGTTCTTAAGATCCTGCTCAAGCTCAATGCTCCACTTTGCTGCTAACCTACGTGTACCAGCTTCAACAGCTGTCTTTTCGAAGGCTAGTGTCATTTGTGGGATCTTGCTAGACAATTCAAACTGTGAAAGAATCTGTGCAACACCTTGATCATCTAGTGCAGAACGGAAGTCGAAATCAGAAGTAGAAAGACCTGTTAGAGATGTGCTGGATGTACCAGTAAATGCTGTATTGAGGTAGTTATAACCAATTTCCTTACCGTCTGCGTTTGCCTGAGGGCCACCGACAGAAGATGCAAGAACAGAACCGTCAGATCTGCCACCACCATAACCAAGAGCTTCGTCTTCGTACTTATAACGAAGAGCAAATGCAAGACCAACTGGCCCTGTCATTGGTTGTACACCAACGATTTCGTTAGTGATGAGTTCAGGGAAGGTACGACGAATCATAGGTATAAGAACCTTAGGCAGACGTGCATCTCCACCAGCGTATGAATCGCTGTTGCCGAAAGCACCGCCTGTAGCGCCGTTGTTAACAGGGCTACCGCCATAACCAAATACACCACCAGTGCCGCCACCAGAGGTATTTTCAAAGCACCACTTTTCTTGGTTCTCAAGAAGGATAGCGGTGTTTAAACGAGTGTTTTCATTTTCAATAGGTGAAATCTTGTCAGAAGAGTAATCCAGTACTGGCGTCCACTTCTCAACAAGTTGTTCAGCTTTTGACTTATCGATGTGTAGTAATGTTTCCATATATTTTATTTATCTTTATTTGTGTTTTTTTGTATTAACTGAATGTTGCTGTTTACTTGTTTTTGCTAAAATGTTAACGCTTGGAAGCTTGTGAATACTTACTTCCTTGTCGTCTCATTTCACTCAGATATTCGGTAACACCACCTGCTCGTGGGGTGTTGGGTGAAGTGACTATAGACTCGCTAATGCTAGAGTATTCAAGTTCAGGTCTATCTATTACAGATTCGACTAAACGTTTCTGTACAACCTCTTCCTTATGTAACTCTTCCTGCATGCGGGATTCCTTCTCGAACATCTCAACTACGTACTGGTAATTTTCCTTGATATAGTCTGTCGATTTATCCTTGAGAAGACGCTTAACATGACGTTTAGAATCTTCATTTAGGTTTTTTGTTTTGTTTTCAAGTAGTAGTGCTGACTCTACAGTTCCAAGCCTTTCCTCTAGAGTTGCGTTAATCCCTACTGCTTCATTTAATTCTTTTTGCAAAGAGTCGATTGTTCTCTTGCCGTCTACTAAAGCTTCTTTAATTTCACTATTAATGAATTGTTCATCAATACTTACTAGTTCTCTTATTTGATCAACAATTCTACGAGCTTGTATGTTTTCAACAGCTTCGTTAATTTGTTGTGTTGGTATAAGCTTTTCAATATAAAGTTCGAGATAGTTACTAACTTCTTCAACTAATTTGTCTTTATATTGTACTGCTTCTGTTTGAAGAGCTGTCTCATACTTTTCTACAACTTGTTCAAGCATACCTGCATGCTTTTCATCAATTGCACGCAATACGTTTTGTAGTTTTGCAGTATGATCTGCATCAATAACATTAATAAAATTCTGTAATTTTGCAGTATGATCTGCATCTATAGATTCAAGTAAATGTTGAAGTTTAGCACTATGTTCTTCATCTATTCTGAGAAGAGCAGATTGAACTTGAAGAGCAGCACGCTGTTCAGCAAGTTCGTTAGCTTTCTGTTCAAGTATTGCTTCGTTGGTAGCTATCAACTCAGCCTGTGCTGTGCTAACTTTCTCTTGAACAACAGATTCAAAAGCAGCTACGATATCATTGAGTGAGCTTTCACTCAAATGTTCTTTAAATTTTTCTTGTAAGATTGTCTTGATATCCATAGTATGTATTATTTATTTAGTCTTTTTAGAGTGTTTTTTGTTTTTTAGAAAATCGCCCAGACAATCTCTTTAGCACTCTTTTTAACTTTTTCGCCAATTTTGTCTTCAATTATCTTTTCTAAAATTTGATTTACTTGTGAATAATCTTTTTCAAGTAATTTTACTAAAAAATTGTTAATGTTATTTTTCATAAATATTATTTAATGTTAGACTTAATTTTGTGCACAAAATTAAGTAACTGCTCTCTAAGAAAGTCATCAGTATCTTTTTTTGGTATTGAAGATAAATTACGATCTAATGTTTGATAAGCGCGAGCTGCACATTCAATAATACTACCATCTGATTTTACAACCCACTCACGGCTCTCCATAACACTTTCAAGCATTGCTTTCTGCACGGAAGGCTCATGGACAACATCAAGACATATCAAATGAAAATTATCTACTTCCTTACCTTTAAGGGTCTCAGTAACATTACCAAGAGCACGAGAGCTTATACCTAACTGTACGTTATCCGTAATTAAACTCTTTAAAAGACTACCCATTGGTGTACTCAATACAAGAGACTTGCCTATCACATAGTTGTTAGTTATTTTAAGCTCAACAACACGGTGACACGAATTGACTGGGTTAACTTCTGTGCTTTGAGGGTGGTTCATTTCACCAATAGAACGATTAGTTTTAATCATCTTTTCAGTGTATCTTTCAACTTCTTTACGCATTTCATCGAGTTTATATATGCGACCGTTCTGATTTTTCTCATCAGCCATCATAAAAGGGCCAGTTATATAGACTTTACGATCTGTTGACGAGTCTCTGTTTTGCTCTTCAACGAGGTAGTCTAGACCTTCTGTTATATTCTCTACAAGAAATTTTAATCCCATGGTATTAATCTATATTTATTTATGCTAAAAGTTTTATTTTTTAACTATTAGACATATTCTTTTCAGTTAATATAATAAACTTATACCCATGTTTTTGAGACCACTGCGATGCTGCTTCCCATTTTGCTTTATTTTGCAGGTATTCTCTCTGTAGCATTACTGTGTTTTGAGGTTTACGTTTATTGCTTGGGGGTGGTGGTGTCAGTTTGCTATAAGGTTTTATCTCAATGAGATACTTCACTATAGAACCCTTCTCATCACGCATGGTAGCACTGTTGTCAACAAAGTATCTATGTACTCTACCAGTTAATGGATTTTGATACGGCACAACAATACTCTCACTACTCCAGGTTAATATTCTAGGATTTTTATCTAAAAATCTAAAATACTGTAACTCAAGACCGCTGCGATATATAATCGGTAATGTACCGTTATACTTTTCTGGATTTAACGGTCTAAATACACCCTGTTTGTAATGTCTACCTTTATTGTTTTTCATAATTAACCTATAAAAAACATAGGTGGTACATTGTCTCTATACTCTGTAATAAGCACTTTTTCGAGATTGTCTTTTTCTGTTAAACCTTGCTGACGCAAGTCGGTACCATTAACAGAACCTCCACCAAACAATGCAGTTCCGTTATACTTACCTCTTACATTACCAACAGCTATCATAGTCAATGCTTTTGAGTAGTCATATACCCAGCGCTCTTTGACAAGATCTTTAATAGGTCTTTCAATATAGCAACCAACAAGGCCTAAATAACTTTCTTCTGTACGGGGTTCAGGTATGATGCGTAGGTTTTGTGTTCTATTATCAAAACGAAAGTGTGGTGTTTGTGCTAATACTTTATTGCGAGTATCTACAAACCCTTTAAGAGCTTCCCATGAAACAAGATCAAAACCAAAATTGCCAACCATATAAGAACTATAAATCTGCTGAGCCATTGCTTGTTCAAGTGTAAATAGAGTATTAATACCAGTACTTTCACCTTGATTAAAACTAAAACAATCTATTATCTTACGACATGAAGCTAAATCATAATCATAAAATAAACTTGCACTTTCAGTACGAGTTAGTGTTGTTAAACTTGGGTTAATATATACACTTGATAAAATAATCGTACCTACAGTACTGGCGTTAATATCTATAAATTGTAGTGCTGTACCGCTTTGATAAAGAGTACTACCTGTGATGTAATAAGTTGAAGGGGTAACATTAACAAACTGAGTACTTACAACATATGAAGACAGTGTTACTGTGTTAATATTATTTTGTACAATAGTACCTGATAAACTATATGTACGGTCTAAGTCAAAATATTCACCCGATTTAATAAGCTTATTGTTAAACAAATAATAACTATCAGGTAATACACCAACAACACCATAACTTGGCCCTGGTACATCAGCTGTAAGAAAAAACTCAACATCGGTAAGTAGTGTACTTACCGCACAGTCTCCCGCTTCACTATAACCTAAAGGTAAACTGTAAGCAGAACTACAACTTTTAAATAAGCAGCTATCAGATATATAGTATGTGTTTAAATCAACATTAACTATTTCAATAGAACGATCAATTACTTCTTCTTGAAATGAAACACCTAAAGGTATATTTGCTGCATATACTGCACCTGCTTCAGTATACGTTGCATCAATACGAACTCCACTGCGCCAGACTGTTGTACCATTAAGATACAGACTATTTGTTATGTTTGATTCAATTGCGTTTAATGTTACATTTACAGAAGTAAGAAAAGGTGTAGAGGTCTCTATATTATCTTGTATAAGTTCACCTATCAAACTATAACCTTCTGCAAGCTCAGTCGCATTACCACTTCTATATAATTGTGTTTGACCTTCGATATACTCATTAAAATAAACAGTATCTGGAGGAACCGGTACAGCGGTTATTTCATTACTAAAAGAATCATAATAAAATTCCGGAAAAACTCTAAGAAGGTTATTATTTATCATCGTACCCTTTAAACTTACTTCCCCTAAATCTCCACCACTATACCATAATTGATTTTGATATATATAGTATGTATTAGAGGGTAAAGTAACCACATTAACATCTCTAACAGCTTGCACGGTTACAATATCAAATAAAGATAAATTTTGCAGTATTTGAATACCCGCAAACGCTTTACCACCTGGAGATTCATTTAAAGAGCTTTTCCATAAACTATTACCATGTACATAGTAATGATCTGTAGGTACGTCTACAACGTTAGCTAGTTCAGTGGTCGTAAAGGTACTTAGCAACGGTGTTGTTATGATTGATTGTATAACTGTACCTTTTGAACTTGTGTCGCTTAATAAATAGCTAGTAGATGAACCGGATTTATACAGTGAACTCTCATGTGTATAGTATGTATAAGGTTCAAGATTTACAACATCTACACTAGTTATATTAGTTGTGTAAGTCTCTGGTGTAATAGTGTCTATACTTTCCTGTATTAATTCGCCGGTTAAACTTACTGTCTGATTTATAGATGAACCTGATTGATAAAGATTACCAGATAATAAATAGTAATTACTTGTTGTTACGGGAACTACAATTTGTGTAGTTGTATAAACCTGTGCAGTTGCTTGTGTAACATTAGTAAGGTATGTTGATCCTATATAGCTTTGAGTAGATTGTATATAACTATCTGAGCTTGTAGCGTTATATACTGTACTGCTAGATGTGATGTAATAGTAACTATTAACAGGCACTTGTACAACATCTACATTTGTAGCTTTTGTAGAAGATATCGTATATAAACATGTACTATTTATTAACTTTTCAATATTTACACCAATTTGAGGTACGTACGTCTTAGTATCAAATACCAAAAACTCTTCTGTGTACCCCGCATATTTAGTGAAGTACTCTATTGATTCATTAATAAAATCTATAAGTTGTTCATCTGTAACCTCTACCTCTACAAGAGGGTAACCAAACATATGTTTTATACGCTTTATCAACCCTTCATACGTCGTGATTGAAGGGTTTAATTGCGTTGAGCCGGTAAAAGTACTAGGCACTAAATTAGACATATAACATTATTATTTATTAACTGTTAATGTCTTAATGCTTATTAAGTTGCAGGCTCAGGGCTAGCCGGTGTCGCTGCAGGGGTGGGTCCACCGCCTGCACCAGGCATTGGCTCAGGACCAGCTCCACCAAAGTCAGGAGGCACTGACTCAGGGCCAGCTGCAGGCATCTCACCCCCTCCAAACTCACCGCCGCCTCCCCCTCCACCGCCACTCATAGGTCCTGCATCTGCACCCTCAGGGGTAGCACCTTGTTGTGCTGCAAGCTCCCTAAACTGCGGACCAGCTTGTTTAATTTGATTAATCTCCCACTCTAGAGCTGAATCCTTTCTCAACCAATCACGATTTTCTCTCATCTGATCCTCAGCCATGTCAAGATAATACTTCATAGCATAAGAAGGGCTTATGCTAGGGCTTTGTATAGCTGATTGGAAAGTATCAAACTTCATCTTAACTAACTGCTGCTCACGCATAGCCATAAAAGAAGTTGGAATATTAAATTCAACTTTAATAGAGCTTTCACGTAATTTGTTCTTCTTCCACATGTCTTTCAACTTGAGATGTACAATAAAAGTGTTACGTACACCTATAGCAAACTGTCTTTGTAAACGAATTACAAATCTAGCAAACCTCAATTCATCTCTTGTAATTTCTGCACCATCTTTAAAAACGTTATCAGCAGACATAAACCTACTAGCTGGTAGTTTTAATGTCTTATAAAGCTTTATTAAGAAGTAGTCTAAGTCTTTTATTTCGCCTAAATTTCCACCAGAAGGCAAAGTCTCTACATTGTGTCCGTTACCTTGTGCATCCTTAGCAAAGAAATAACTATCCAACATAGACTGAGGGTCGTATACATTAGTTACGCGACCACCTTGAGCTGGGTCAAAGTTTTTCTTTGACCAATATTGCTGCATGATTCTCTTAACGTAATTTTCAGCTTTTGGAGGTGACATACCGCCAGTAAAAATAGAAAACTTCAACCTTTCAGGAGCTCTAACTAAACGATATATAACAATACTATCTTCAATAAGTGACAAGATACGATACGCTCTCTTACAGTTTTCTATGTAAGGTAAGCGCAATGATTTAACTTCGTTCCAAATACCACTATGAATGTATGTCACTTGAGAAGTTTGTAAAAATAATAATTGTTCTTCTTCTTTTTTATTGGTGTTGACAGTGGGGTCTATAACCGGCTTCCTCAAAAGATAACCTTTTACAAGTTCGTTTTGCACATTCTGATACACAGGGTTTATTAGTTCAGAAGGCAAATCTACTAAACCAATAACACCAAGATCAGGACGTTTTTGATCAATTATGTTTTCAAAAAATAACTCCCCATCAATTAAGAACCGTCTAAAATATTCCCAACCGTTATCTTCAAAATCAAATATTTGTATAAAGTTTTTAAATTCTTTTTGTATTGAATCTTTTACTTCTTTAGAATAATCTCCACGCAAGGCAAATGTAGCAACTTCATCATTAGTATCTTTAACTACACATTCATCACAAATTTCATCTAAACAATCTGCAATCTCAGCATATGCTGCCATTCTTCTATAATCCATCAAGCGGCGTCCCTTGTCTTTGTCAATACTAGCATATACAAACGCCTGATAATCTTTATTAATCAGTACATTGTTCGGTGAACCATAATCTGCATATGATTCAGGATTTTGTAAGAATACAGATTGATCTTGAATGTATTCTTGTCTTTTTGAAGAAACATCTTTAAAGTCATCAAACTTAGGGTTGCGTTGTATGATACTATCAATAATTTGATAAGCATATGGCAAGCGCGATAAAAAAGCTCCTAATATATTTGTACTCGGGAACGCTTGTGGAGCGTTGGAGTTGCCACCCTGGTTACCAGGTACAGCATTATTATTAGTATATGGCCTATATATCATAATCTTTATTTATTGATAAATATATATAAATCCCAACCATAATTATAGATATGGGCATAGAACTATACTCTCAAGATTCAATATTCAACGCTGGTGTCACTGCCGTTAAACCAATCACACAACTTATTGACCCCATCTACGATACAGATCTTACTACAAAGTATTATGTAGATCAAACTTTTGCTATATATAAATCTACTCCATTATCTTTACCAGTTGCAACCAAATTTGTATTAGGTGCTGTAAGACAAGGTGAAGGTGTTGTTATAGAAAGAGATGGCTCTATAAGTGTTGCAGATTATGCCCCAATGCAAGCAACAAGAAATTGGATACTTGAAAACGGTACAAGTATCGTTGAGTCAACATCATGGGTACAACAACAAAGCGCAAACATAGTATCTCTTAATGAATTTAATAACGCTATCAACGCAATCTCGGGAGTAGTTACTACTCCAGCGTACAGCTCTATCCAAAAAATAGGATCTACACTAACAAAACACGCCACAGCAATACAGAGATATGAAACACCATCAGCATGGGTAGAAAGCAATAGTAGTTCTTTTTCTGTTCAACCATCTAGTACATTTATAGGTAAAGACAATACACAAACAATTAACGGTATTAATAATGTTGTTGTAGGTTCTCGTAATCATAATAATGGTTGGAGTAATTTAGTTATGCTTGGCAACTGCATTAAGCCTAGCGGTGGTCATAGAGTAGCTATTGGTTCAACAGAAGTTCCAATGAGTACAGCTTTAACTGCTACAGCTGGCAACGCCACACTGCCAGCTACACCTCTTGGGTTTATTTTATTTGAAATAAATGGTCAAGAGGTTAAAATGCCTTACTATGGCGTTTGATCTTAAGGAGCGTGGTCTTTATGCAGTGCTACCACAGGCATCTATTTTCTTATTGTATAGACAAGAAAACAGTACAAATAATGTTATTTCATTTTTACAGTTGCCTGATTTAATTGAAATAGATTTCGAAGACATAAACGAATTTAATATTTTTTTAAATTATCGTACATTAGATTTTGTTGAACAGCTACCGCGTGAGGTATATGACGTTTGCATTGGTAATGCAAAAAAATAAAGAAAACTCTAGCTGTTGGTTATAAAAATATATATTATATCTCTTATATGAATAAAACTGTTAACGAAATGAGTCTTTATGAAGTCGCAAGGTGGCATGCTCTTATTGATGCAGTAAATGTTATAAGTGAAAAATGTGAAGACAGTAAAAAAGATTTTGAAGAAATTGAACTAAAACCGCTCGAAATATTGCGTTACGTAGACTATGTATCAGATACAATCTACAATAAAATTCTTCAAGAAACTTAATATGTTAAAATTTTTAAAAAATCCGTATTTCCACCTAGCATGCTATTCACTAGCGCTTACAAGTCTTGTAAGCGCTAGTGTCGCTCTTGGTTTATATCATTGGTTTCCTTTCTTTTTAGAAATATTTCTAATAACATCTGCACTTCAATTTATTATATTTTTTGTTGTAAATACCGTCTTACAGAGACGGGACTACGCTAGAGAGCAAGAATTTCTTACAAGAGAAGCGGGTAAAGAAATATTTGTTAATTCAAAGCTTGCCTGCGCTTACTGCAAGCAAACAAGTGAAGTGAAAGTCTCTTTTATGAGAGAGAATACATTTATGTGTGACTTTTGTAAGTTAGAAAACGGTATAAAAATACAACTTATATCTACACAGACAATAAAGCCTGTTGAAAATGTCACAACAAAGATTATCGAAGCAGCTGGGGCAGTCTAGAGATACATCTCATCTAAATCCTTAGCAAGAGCGCGCATTAAACTCATTATAGTGTTTGCTTTGTAAATCATTTTATTAATATGACGCAAACGCGGGCCATCTGTATTGAGACCGTTATACTCTTTACTATGTATTAATTTTCTGCGTACACTTTCGAGTGATTCAGCAGCAGCAATCAAACCCTCTTCAGTGTTTTCAAGAGGAAACGGCAACCGCTTACTCATTGTAGGCTGTAGATAACCATAGTCAGGTGTAGCAGAATTACTACTAAGAGGGTCTCGCATATTCATCTATATTACTTATGTCATATAGATGAATTTTTATTAAGTAATGTAAGATGCACATAGAGATTGTCGACATACAGCAAAAAAAGACAAGAGATAATTTCGTGTCTTTAAAACTTTTTATAAGTTATGATGCAGAGTTTAAAAGCTCTGTTGCTAAAGCTCTTAAAAAAAAGAATATTACAAAAACAGAAATTGAATATTTTGTTACATGTTCAATTCAACAGATTTTTGAAGAATTAGATGAAGAAGAAGGTGATGATTAAGTGTAGTTAAGTTTTGAGATTAAATCACTCATTTTTTGCTGAGATGAGAACTGCCTCTTCCATGTTGCTATATCTTTTACGATGCTCATGTAATTTACATCTTCACAATATTTTTCAAATTGTTTGATATTTGCTTTTAAATTAATTTGTTCTTCAAATTGAACTTCATAACATTCTTCTTCACCTTTTTCTTGTTTAAAAGAGTCATTTAAATTTATAGCTTTATAATTTCTTATAAAGATATCACGATGTTCACAATCTAAGTGTTCATATATTGCTTCAACAGTTTTTACGCAGAGTTTTTTACATTTTTGAGGACCATACCCCTCTATACCGCCAATATTATCACTTGCATCTCCAAGTAGAGATTTATATTTTAAAAAATGCTCTAACTCAACATTATTATGTTCATAAAAATTCTTACAATTAATAATTTGTTTTTTAATTGGACTGTAAACACTTATATTGCCGTCAATTAATTGAAGTAAATCTTTATCAACACTAACAATCATCACTACACCAGTTACTTTATGTGCAAGCCAGCTAATAACATCGTCTGCTTCTAATACATTAGGGTATATTTGCTTAATACCTAGTGAATTTAACAATTTCTCTATTTCATCGTGATGAGATATTACTTTTGCATTTCTTTCAACGTCTCTCGTAGCTTTATAAGCATTTTGTAATAATTCTTTACGAAAATTTGTAGCGTTGTTTGTTTTTCTCTTATCCCATGTAACCCACGTTGTTGTTGGATTAAACTTCTGTACTAGCATTTTTATTGATTTAAGAAAAAGAAAAGCAACTGTAGAATTATTGTCGTTATCTTGTTTCAGCGTTCTTTCCGAAACCCAATAACTGCGATGTAGTAGATTACTACCATCTATAATCAAGTTCATATCTTTTATTATATATCTTTTAGTGTTTTTTTGCAAATAGTTAATTAAATGCTAATTATATAATATGAGCGATAAACCTTTAATTTTTCAAGTTAGCAAAGAACAAGTAGGTAAACAAGATATTAATGAATTTCTACGAACTGCATTAGCGCGAGAATTTAACGGTAAAGAATACATGATCGTACATGAAACTACTCTAGACTCTCCTACACCTTACAGTAGAGAATTTAGAAGATTAAAAGGTTTTAATATAGAGAGTGCAGGCAAAACACACACAATTTATTTTGATATAACAGATGCTCAGAATATCAATAAAGACAAGAATAGCTGGAAATTCTTTTAATAATTCCCGTACGGGTTGTCGTTGTTAGACTTTGTATAGTCAAATAGTTTATCCCCTGTAAAAACATCAATGCTATTGGGAGACACAGCTGTAAGAGCGTTGTTAAACGTAGCGTCTAACTTACCATAAGCACCTCCATCGCTTGCTTGTGTGTTTGATTTCTCAGGATCAACACCATTCTCACTACTATATTCAAATCTACGACATTTAATATACCATACATAATGACCTGCAAGTGGGTTGGTCATCTGTAGATACTCATCATCTCTTTCAGTTATTTCATAAATAGGTGCGCCTCTTCCGTTTGGTCTATCACCAAATCCACCATACTCAGATAATTCAATTAGATCTCCACTCTTGGGCTCTGTACCTACACCAAACGTCTCAGCGTAAGCACTAATATGTATTACAGCAGTCATATCACAATCTGCTTGAACACCAAATTTACTCAATATGATACTATCATTAGTAATATTTGAAGCAATAATCAGCTTACCTTTTAACTCAA